GTAAAGAACTAAATGATTCGCTAGGCATAGACATTAAGCCTGACAACCTTGCCAAAGTTTTAGAGGTTTTTAATTCTTCTACACGTACTTACTATCAAACTCAGTATACTAAAGATGCAGATGGCAATAACATGCGTCAAGATGCTATCAGGTTTGACATCTTTGGTGATGGACCTATCAAGATACAAGATCCTATTGTAAAACAGATTACTGGTTTTGTAGGTAGGCCGCCTAAGAATGTACTACAACGTGAGATGTCTCGCTTACAACTAGATCCATTTAAGATTTATAATCCTTATCGTGAAAAGAACCAAGCACTAGAATTATTTACCCAACAAAAACTACAAGGTAATTTATCTGCTAAAGTAGAGATGCTTATGCAGACTGAAGCATATCAGAATCTTACAGATGCAGAGAAAAAAGTATATTTAGTAGGTAAGGATGGTGTTATAAATTCTACGATTAGAGAATACAGAGAAGACGCTAAAGCAGATTTGCAAAAGATGGCTTCAATGCCTGAAGCTCAACAAGATTATAGATCATATATAAGAGGTGAGTTTAAGGCTGTAACAGGTAAAGCAAGAGATCAAGCAGATGTGTTCTGGAAAAGAACAGAGGAAAAACACAAATTTAAAAACATGAATGTTAATGAGGCTCTTAAATTAATAGATGAAAGTCAAGACTTAGACGAAAGAGAAAAAGAAGATATAAAAACTAATATAAGAAAGTACTACATTACTTTAAGCAAATAAATAGGGGCGCAGTTAGCGCCCTTACTTTTTTACACCGTTGAGTCTTGAGCTACGCTCTGCCCACATTTGTACTATCATCAGATGTTTTATAGCTTCCCTTGTTTCAGTAGTGTGATACAAATTGTCAGTCATAAACTTATCTAATGCTTCTATACGTTCCTGTACACCTTCTTTGAAATGATCGTGTCTCCTAGATACAAAGTCTTTCGCTTCTTTTTCTAGGCTCATACTTGGTTATACCTCCTGTGGTATCTCTGTGCAGTAAGCAAACACATTAGAGTTAGGTGATGGCTTAGTACTCATAAGTTCATTGCGAATAGTTACTGCACTTCGTTTACAATCTTCAATAGTAGGGTAGACTGTATTGACTGCCTGTACTTGGACATAGCCACTCCCAATAGAAAGTATGAGCACTAAGACATACATTATTCTGTCTCTTCTGTAACGACTACATCGTCAGTAGTTACATCTTTAATAATGTCTGCACCTTTTTCGTAAACAACTACACCTGTTTCCCAGGATGCCTTAGCTGCAGGTTTAACTACATCATTGTAAGAACCGTAGGCGGTTAAAAGAAAAACGATAGGTACTAAAATATTAAATAACAACATGATTAACTCCTTTTATTGTTGTTGTAATTGTAGCACAGTATTTAAACTGTGTCTACTTCTATAGTGTGATCAGCGTGTTCTATAAAAAATTCTACAGGAACCATTGCAGCTAAGTCACTTCTTGTACGTCTAGTATTTAAACCCCACAAACCTTTATAATGAGATGTACATTTATCTTTTAGTAAAGGATTAACTTTCTCTGGATCAACTAAAATAAATTTATCTTTTAAACGTAAAGCAATAAATCTTTTTATACCATTTGGTGTACCCCAACCTGGTTTACCATTTACATTTGTAAATTCCCACCAATGAATATCATAATTAATAGGGCCGTTACGATTTTTTCTTTTGGGTGCTTTTATATCAACTTTACCAAACTCCTTATCTTCTACATCCCAGTGCTCATTCATATTCTCACTACGAGAAGCCTCTCTTATAAAATTATTACCTCTTAAATTTATAAACTCTTGTTCTGTTTCAGTTCCGAATTGAAAAGAATTAGTGTATTTTTGTTTAGCTGTTTGCATTCATTATGCTCCTATATCTACTACTTCACACACATCACCAGTACAAGCCATAGTTTGCATACCAACTGTGTTATCTTCTTGTTCATACTCACTAAGCTTAGACCAGTCAATACTTTTTGGCATCTTAGCTAGTAATTCTTCATACTCTTCTTTAGTGCAATCCTGATAGGGTGCTTGCTGATAAGTATGATCAGAGTGTGGCAGAAAAGACACACCACTCATTTCATCAAAGTGTTTATAAACAAATGCACCTACCTCCATCCATTCATCAGGCTTCACAGTACAGGTTATACTTGGTTTATGACAGCAGAAATGCCGTTGATAGGTTAACCATGTCTCCAGTTGTTCAATGGCTGTCATGTCGTTGCGAGTTACAGCTTTATCTGGTGACTTCATTGGGAAGCTAAATACTGTGGTGCTATCTGGTTTCATAACACACGGCTCATTAGGTATGCCTTGATCTTGCATCATCTGTGTTAGTGGATCTTTGTTATCACCTCTGACTGTCCTGATGTAATAGTCATTATGACGTGCATGTATACCTGATGCTGAGTCAACTAATTGTGATACAGTTCCACTTGGTTTTATAGCCCCGATTGCTGCTGAGTGTGGAATGCCAAGGCGGTCAGCCCAAGTAGTATTAGTATGAACAGCAACTTCTCGTAAATGTTCAAGAGTTTTCTCCAATCCTTTGTTTTTTGATGTCATAAGAGGGTTATCCATGAGTCCAGTTAAACTGACTCCCAGTAATCTTTCTTCTTCTGTGTTTGTTGTCCAGACTTTTCTGAGATATGGGAACTTTGTGAACATGCTTTGGATCGTCCCAAGTATTGTGGCGAGTCTGACTTTTCTAGCCAAGTCTTCCACCGTGTCCGTGGCTCGTACCACAACTTCTGTAAGATTGCAGAACTGGTATGGGCGTAAGATAATCTCACTACAAGGATTAGTTCCGAACTCAAAGTTAGGATCACGTCTACCATACTTCGCAGCTTGTTTCTTAGATGCTTCACGATTGAATATACCTCTCTCTCCTGATTTACTTTCTACTAACGACAACCACTCACGCATGAACGTTTCTGAGTCTGGCTTCTCTGAATAACACACTGAGTTATTAGCTAACGCTCTGTGTGCAGCTTCATTCCACCACTGTCCTGACTTAGCGTGACGCATACGATCATCACTAAGGTTAGACAAACTAATCATAGCACTACGTCTAACACCACCGACTACAACTATCTGACCAATGAAACACATTAGGTCATGGCACTCTAAGCTAGATAACCTACGTCCTTGGGCATCCTTAAATGTCTTAACTGTAAAGTTAAACAACTCAACTAAAGGTGCAGGGCCACTAGCTCTACCACCAAATGTTTTTAGTCTTGCGCCTGCAGGGCGTACTCTGCTAACATCCCACTGAGGAATCTCACCTGCCCACAAGAGAGCCAACACTTGTCTAAACGCCTTAGCCCACCCCTCCTTGCTGTCCTTTACCACAACGGTAGTATCACTCTCGAACAGTTCAGGTACTTCGGGAAGCTTGCTAATGAACTGTCTCTCAACACTGAAGCCGACACCAGTACCACAGAGAAGGATGAACATAGCCTCATCGAAGGACTTTGGGTCATCTATAGGTAAGTAACTACAGTTATAACCTGCTGTGTTATCTCTATCTAAAGCTATACCAGATGTCATCATAGCTCTCATGCTAGGCATGATCTCTAAGTTAAGTATAGCAAACATTATTTCATCTTTAGTATCTGCGTCTACTTTATTTCCTACAACGTTTTCTATGTAGCGATCAACTGTCTCAGACCAAGACTCTCTGCCTTTGCCATCAATGTACTTAGCGTAACGTGACTTGTGTATAAAACTTTGGTAGTCTGTTGGTAAGTAGTTATTCATATTTTTTAACCTCTATCTTTCTAATTACTGCACCATCAATATCATAAATAATATCTTGGAATAACTCAGTAACTGCCTCCTCGTGCATGTCTGCTACTATAGGTAGTATTCGTTCTTCCTCGTCTATCTCAATTGTTAGTTTAATGTTGAACTTCATCTCTTATCGCCACTGCCTTTAATGGTTCCTCTCTCCATACGACTGTGAAGCTTATCTAAATTACACCTAGCTATATATCCCATGTCGAAGTTTAAGTCACGGCACAAAGCTGATATGTACCACAGGCAGTCACCTATTTCTGCAGCTACATCTTCTCTGTCAAACTTACCATCCCTTAACATCTTCTTTACTTTGTTGGCTACTTCACCTGCTTCACCTGCTAGTCCTAACGCAGGGTAAACTATCTTGTGTTCTTCAGGATAGATAGCAGTCTTTCTTGCTTCTATCTGATAGTCACCGAATGTCATTTCATACATGTCTTTCCATGCATTTATATCTTCTGCTGTTATCATTTATGTAGCTCCTTGTAACGATCCTTTAGCCTATTGAGATACCAAATAGCTTTGTTAATATCTTCTAAGCCATTCTTGTATTCATGTCTCCACAAATACTTAAGTACGTTAGCAGCGTGTGGCGCTGTAGATCCTGCCATGTTTTCTGTCATTGCTTCTATAGCTTCAATACATTCTATGCCGCTATGATTGTAGTGTACTGGATTGTTTACTTGATCGTGACTCAAAGTTGTATCACCAGTTAATGTTATTGTTGATTCCATTCATGCACTCCCTTTTGTTTTTGACCACTTGTTAAGTGTATACACGTTACCGTCTTTAGTTACAACAGGTTTATCTTCTTCATCATCTTCCAAAGTCATTAAATAATTTCTGTGATCTCTTACTAATTCGTATATGTCAGGGTGTTCATTTGCTATATCTAAGAACGCTGACATCATAGTTGCTACATCTACTATTCCATTAATAATAGGTTCAGGTAAGTTGTGCTCAGGTGATATTGCTATTGACACATTTGTATCCCCATCCCAATTACCATCGTCTGTGTAGTCTACTGGACTTATAACTATTGCTATTTCATCATTATCTAAACTATGACCCATCAGCATTTCCTTTTTGTTTTTAATTCTATCTTCTTAACTGTAATCTCTTTACCTTTTTCTTTTAGCCATTCTTCAGGTATCACACGATGCGCCCACTGAAACTTATGTTGCTCACACCAATCAAAATATCTAGACTTAGCACCCTTATACAACTTAGCTTTTGCATTACTAAATACAAACCGTATGTCTAACTCAGGGTGCTGTCTCTGTATCTCACGATGCTTACGTCTATCGTCACTATCAAAGATACCTTTAGTCTCAATGATAATACCATTGTCTAACACGAAGTCTGGTGTGTAGGTGCGGTAGCGTAGATCTTCCCACTCTACTTTCAGTACCTCATACCTGACTTTCTTTTGTGTCTTACGTAAGTACGCAGCAACCTCTTTCTCCAGGCCACTGCGATACCTACCTTTAATGTGCTTCCGCATACTCAGGACTCAACAGTACGTAGTCTACCATTGGAGGATTCTGTGCCTTAGACATAACAGCAGTACGAGTTTGTAGATTAGGCCAACACTTATGTTTGAATGAACAGAAGCCACACTCAGAGCCAAGCTTTAGATTACCAGTCTGCTTCCGAAAGTGTGTCTCAGGTATAGCCTCAAAGCAACGCTCAAAAGGTTTGTCCTCATTGATGTAACCTACTGTATCTTCTATGTTTTCTATTACTGCGTCTTTATCTACAGGGCTTGCATCAACATATTTAAACTCACCGTTTGCTTTGTTGACTACCCACCAACCACCTACATCTAAACCTGCAGCTTCAGCATATCCTACTAATTGAGATACGTAACCAAAGCTGTCACTCTTAGCTAGTGTTTCAAAAGTATTGAACTTGTTCTTGTATGACCAAGGTGATGCTGACTTAACGTCATCTACCTTACCATCAAGTACCATGTCATACTCACCTTTTATTTCTGTTCCATCCTTTAACTTAAGGGTGACACTATCATTATCTTTGAAGTCTACCTCAGCAGCACGAAGAAGCCCCTTGAACACTGCTTCCACAATATCCCCTATGATCATGTTAATCAAGAAGTGTGGAGGTAATGGTGTCTTATCTTCAGGGTCATTCTTATCAAACCATAGCTGACAAGTAGGACGCCCAATGTTGGACATCCTTAATCTAAACTTGTCACGAGGCCCACCACTGAACTGCTTCTCTAGTGCAGCCTCAACATCAGAAGCAACTTGCTTACGTATGTCTTCAGCCATATCTGTCTCACCCTTGACAGCTTTGCCAAGGTATTGAAAGACAGCTAGTTCAGCAGGGTGATTCATTAGTCTGCCTCTTCTACGTTAACAAACTCTGCCACTATTGCAGCATCATCATCAGAGATAGTGTCCTTGTTCTTCTCAGCCCACTCATTTAAGATGTATTCGTTTTGAGTAGTTATGTAAGCTAAGAAGTTGTGCAAGGTTTTCTGATCCTCTGGTTTTAACTCTACCTTATCACCCGTATCTAAAGTCATAACGGCAAAGCTATTACCTGTATTTGAGTTAACTAAATTAGCACCAAGATTAAGTGTACACTGTATAGGTAGTATGTTCTTACGCCCTAATGCATTTACTGCAAAGTCCAATGACTTAATACTTGAAGGTGGTACTTCAAAAGAGAAAGGCATATTAGTTATATCATCTACTGGATCACCTGCTTCATCAGTGACACCTGTTGCGGATAGCTCACCAAAGAGAATCTTCTTACGCTTGATACTACGAATCAGATCCTTAGTCTTTTCAGGTACACTATCCCAATCTTCAATGTAGCCTGATGGTCTACCTAGATTAAATGTACCAACGTTATCTTTAAGGTCACCCTTTAGATCACTAGACATGACTGTCTTCATCATCATCTCTTCTTTGGCATCCCACTTAGACCACTGCTGTCTGATTGCAAAGATACGTACAGTAGGACTAGTTGCGTAGACAACATCATCCTCGCCTCTTGTAATCTTGTATGATCCTGACGGTACAACTTCAGTCTTGATAGACTTTCCGTTAACATCAATCTCACCCATGATACCAGTGTGCATGAGGTTTACTCTAGGTAAAGCAGCAGTCTTTCTTTCGCCACCACTTTGAGGAGTTACACCTACTGCCTCTGCAAGAGACATACCTAAATCGTTTTGTATAGCTAGTTCTGTATTCATGTTTTACTTACTTCCTTTTAAAGTTAAAGATGGTTAGTTATACCCTAAACGTCAACTGTGTCAAGCCAATTCTTTCCTATTTTAGCTTCTAATAATAAAGGCACATTCATTTCTACATCGTATGCGTCTTTTATAACACAGTTTAAATTAGAGTTAATAGTATTCACTATAGTCAAAACTTTTTTTACTTCATCAGGGTGCACATCTATCACCATTGAATCGTGTACCGTATTGACTAGGCATGAATGTAAAGGCTCAAGCAATCGCTCAAACTCTAGTAGTACAACAGGCACGATGTCACCTGTAGCAAATCCTTGGACAGGGTAGTTCTTTATCATAGTGAAGTGTGATACGTTACCATTACTCCTACGAGTCACATCAGGAAACGCATACTGTCTGCCACTCACGTTAGTTATCTTAAGAAACCTCATGGCTTCATCACCTAACTTCTTGTGCCACTTAGCTACACCTTTGTACTTCTCATTGAAGTGCTTGTAGTATGCAGCTACAGCCTTTGATCTACCATACCCTGTAGCTCCGAAGAGTGGGGCGAAGGTATGTTCCTTTGCTGCCTGGCGCTGTGTAGGCTGTCCTGCATCACTGATAACCTTTGCAGTGTAGGAGTGCACATCAAACCCTGTATCTATCTCCTGCATGGCTGTGCTGTCCTGTGAGAGGAATGCAGCAACTCTGAACTCCAATTGAGCAAAGTCACATTCCATTATCTGTCCACCCTCCCATCGTGATATGAACACACGCTTCACTGGGAATGTTCCTCCTCTTGGCATGTTTTGCATGTTGGGATTGCGTCCAGAAAATCTACCTGTACTGGTAACACTTTGGGTAAGGTTAACGTGTAAGAATCCGTCTGGTTTGGTATATATGTCGATACCATCCACGAAGCTGCTAAGGTAACTGCTAATAGCAGACAGACGCTTAAGGTCAGTAAGGAAATCAAGAGCAGACTCCATGCCGTTGCTTGTAGCGGTAGCCATAAGACTTTCAAGGTTGCCCTTACTAGTACTAAAACCATTTGCACTTATCCATTTCTTACTTGGTGCAGAGAAACATAAACCTGCCACCTCTTTAGTTTTAGTTAGTAGATAACCTCTACTGTCACATGGCTTACATTTAGTTGGTAACTTGTAAAGTGTACCATCCTTACGCAGCTTGTGTACTAAGCCACGTCCATTACAATCAGGACAAGTACTAGCCTTAGTTTTTCTAACGATAGTACTGTTTGCTTCTATAGCTTCTCTAAACTCTTGCTGTGTTTCAGTGTAGTCAAACAAGTCAGCCCATTCTTTTTTGTTGTGCACACGTCTGCTAAAGATAACTTGAGATACTTGCTCAGGGCTATTGAGATTGATAGGTGTGTCACCCATAAGCTTACGAGTCTTACGTTGTAGCCTGTCTTCTATCTCAGCTTTCTCTTTCTCAAACTCTAGTCGGACTTGTTGAAGGGCACTTCTGTCCACACGGATTCCTGACATATACATTCTGGTAAGGGCTTTACAGGTGCGGAAGGTAATACTTCTGACTTTATGTAAGGACTCTGCCTCTGGCTTGGCGTAGTCTTGTTCCAAGGCAAAGTACAACTCACGAGTAATGTCGAGGTCACTCCTAAGATAAAAAAGAAGCTCTTGTAAAGGTATCTCATTGGTGTTGTATCCTTTCTTGTAATACTCCTTGAGAGTGTCTTGCTTCTGATAGTTTAGATTCCT